ACTCCACTGCAAATGCTCCCGTACCGCATTATTTCAGTTTCCCTTTCTTTTTCAGGCGGATGATGCCGTTGGCGAGAATGGATGCGACTTCCTGAAGTGGTGAGTTAGTCGTCTGTGTTTCTTTCTGCATAGTGCCTCCTTTGAGATTTCGACAGTGATTGCCTTTCCACTCTGTACATACGAGCTGGGAGCGAAATCCAGACCCATGAAACTGGGGGTGGAAGCGTTTTTAATGAAAATTTCTTGCAGGGAATGGGTTAAAAGACAGATTTACAGCCTTTTTCGAGGAGTCGATGGAGTCAGTATTTTGCGTTGGCCGGACGATTGACTTAATTGCTGGCGTTGATATGAGCCAAGGCTTATCCGCTTGCGCGGCCTGAGCGGTTTGCCGGAATCCCCGATGCCCGGCAGCGTCGCTCCCTGCATCGAGGCGGCTACCGCACAGCCGACCAGGCAGTCCAGCCAGTGGTTGTCGGAAGCTTCGGGGCGAAGTTTCCATTCGTCGACTTTCCTCCCGCGGCCTTCGGTTTTGACGCGGTATTCACTAGTCAGGTGTACGGCCAGAAGCTGATGGGCCAGCGCCTGGTTTCCGTATAACGACAAACATCCCCTGTCTCCCATCCCAACCGCAAAACGGGCATGAATGAAGCTTTTCCAGTAGTTGGCGTCGAACAAGGCATGCCGTACCGCCCGTTTACCGCGGACGTTAGGGATCATCCAGTTGTGGCCGACCCGGTCGCCAGGCTGTTTGCGGTATTCGCTCATCGGTTTCGAACCGGCCCCGACATAACGGCCGTGGCTGGGCAGCAGTATTGCCGAATGTGTGCTTTGACGGCAGAACTGGTAAACAACATCCGTTGTCTGGCCCCAGTTGGCGTCGATCAGGCAGCGTTCGATTTTCATCATCGCCCCGTCGTCGCGCGGCCATTCTCTGCTTAAAAGCTCATCCGTCAACGCCTCAAGCCCGGCATAAACCGAGCCTTCCAGCCCGGAACCGGACGCGGCGTCCTGCAAAGTCGGACGAGCGTCCCGCAGTAGAAAATATCTGCGGTTCTGCTTCGGATAGACGCCGTAATCCACCACATAGCCGGAAAAACACTCTTCCCATGCGGCCACCAGGTAATACAAAAGTTCCTTCTGGACATCGATGAACATTGTCAGGAAGGTTGCCCCGACCGGGATTTCGCCGCGCTTCATATTGTTGAGCTTGGCCGCGATTTCATCCGCGGTCATGATCACGTCCTCATTCATGTCCTCCGGCGCCGGTTCATTCTGGTATTCGCTCCGGAAAGCCGTTTCATCCTGGAACTTCAGGTTCATGGCATGTTGGAGCGCGGAGATTTCATCATGGTTGTACCGTGCTTCCCACGAAACTTCCGCACCGGCGTCCATCGCTTCCCGGTTTTCTTCATAGAATTTTGTCGCCGCCTGGAAATTGCCGTTGGTACGCAGGGATTCTGCTCTAATTTCGGCATACTTTTCCCAGAGCTTCATGTTGTCAGGAAATTTATAGACCATGCGCGTCTTTTCGCCGTTCCAGTCAGGGTGTTTATTTTTATCCAGAATGGTATCGGCCATGTCGCCGGGACGGATGATGGTGCATGGCATGACGCCGGAAATCTTCTGTCCCGGCCCCGCAAGTCCGAGGATGTCACCGGCAAGTACACGGATTCTTTTCCGGGTCTGCTCCAGGCTTCCGGCGCTTTCACTGGTTTGCGGATCGTCGATAATTACTAGAGAGGGGCGCACATTCCGGCCATCGGAACGTTTGTATTTCATCCCGCGAATACGCCCGGTAATCCCAGCCACCCGGACAATGATGCCGCTGGCCCGGCTGTTTTTAATAGTCGGCAGGACGATTTCGTTGCTCGTCCAGGTAATGCGGGTACGCACACCCAGGTAAAGTTGCCCGGCACAGCGATTGGCAATTCCGTTAAGCTGATCTACCGGGAAACACACCTCAGGAAAATCCTCCGCCAGAAGTTCGTTTACGTCCAGCTCAGTCTTGATGCTGTCGAGAATTTCCAGCGCGGCGCCTTCAGTTGCCCCGATTAACGCCACAAATTCGCGGTGACCGTAGAGCATCGCCCACAAACAGGCGGCTTCGGCAAGTGAAGTTTTACCTGTACCCCTCGGGAGCGCCAGTGCGAACAGCCCTCCGAACAACACCGCTGTTTCGATCTTGGTGATTACTTTGATGTGATCTTCGGACCAGTCCAAGGAAAAAGTATCCGGGAAGTAACACTCGCAAAAAAGCCGAAAATTGCGCTCGCATTCCGCTTTTCGCCGAGGATTACCGACTTCCGGCAAGGGGCCGATGTCGCGGCCTAACAAGGATTGGTTTGCCTGGCGCTGGCGTTCGGCATCCCGGCGTTCTTCGTATGAACGCGCCGAAGTTTCGTCATGCTGTGTATGTTCCTGATCAAACATCCAGGCGATGTATTTGAGCAGGTTGATGTTTCGCGGGGTTCCGGAGGATGCGATACGGAAGCCCACGCGGTTGAAATCCCGGTAAATCCGCGCCTGCGGCAGCACGAAACCAAGTTCTGTGGAATTTATCAATCGCGCCACTTCCACCGGGCGCATCGAGGACGGGTTAATTTGCGGCATCGTCAGTATCCTTTGCCAGATAAGCGGCATAGTTTATGAGGTTGAAGGTTCCATCGGGATTTACCGGTGCGCCGTTGGCGACGTCTTCTCTGACCGTATCTTCCGAAGCAGTACGGCTGCCCGAACGTTTCAGGAGTTTGACCAGGTCGGAAATAGGCAAGGCCGTAAGCCTCAGTTGCGGGGAGCTTACATTATCCATTCATCGTACCCCCATTCATCCACCACATGACGGCTATTCCAGGCGACAAACAAACGCCAATACCTGAGGAGCGAATACCATGGTTTGCTTATTTGAGCCAGGACTATCGCGTTTTCTCCCAGCCTCCGGTTGGCGGCATGGAAATTCTGCTGGCTGTAATAGTCAAGCGGATAAAAACGTTTTGTGTACTGAAATTCCGCGTCATGGATCAGAATCGCTTCCTCGGCAAAGCCCAGGAGCCGGGTGAGAATTTTCCGGATTGCTTTCGGAGTATGGTCTCCGCCCGCGCCGTTGTAGCAGGTGGCCAGCTCGGCATCGCTCAGATTGTCGAACCACTCCGGAACCTTTAATCCAATTTCCTTGATCCTTATGCGCATTATGTGTGCTTTTGCGGGGGATATCTTCAATATATTTTGATTCATAGCTGAAATTCTCCTTATATTTTCTGGGTTAACGCCTGCCAGTCACAGCCCTCGCCATGGACAAATTCCGCCCAGCGTTTGCGAATGACGTCGCAGTATTTTTCGTCAAGTTCCATCAGATACGCCTTGCGGCCGGTCTGTTCGGCCGCAATCAGCGTGCTCCCGGAACCGCCGAAAAAGTCCGCGACCAGATCATTGCGCTGCGATGAATTTTTGATCAGGTAAACCAGTATTTCGACAGGCTTTGTCGTAGGATGCAGCTCGCTCCGTTTCGGGCGATCGAATTCCAACACAGTGGTTTGTTTACGGTCTGAGTACCAGTTGTGCGCGGCTCCGTCCTTCCAGCCGTACAAAATCGGCTCATGTTGATAATGGTAATCCTGCCGTCCGAGTACCAAGGAATCTTTAACCCAGATCAAGCATTCACGAAGTTGCAAACCCGCAGTTTTACAAGCTCCCCGGAAATTGTAGCCTTCGCTATCCGCATGGAAGATGTAAAACGAAGCGCCCGGAGTCATCACATCGACCGCGCACTTGAACGCGTCCGTCAGGAAGTTGAAGAACGCCGCGTCATCCATATTGTCGTTCTGAATGGTTAAATGTTCAGTCGTGCCGCCTTCATAAGCGACATTATACGGCGGGTCCTGGAGCAGCAGGTTCGCTTTTTTACCATGCATTAATGCTTCGACATTAGCATTATCTGTTGAATCTCCGCACATTAGCCGGTGATTGCCGAGCTGGTATATTTCACCGCGTTTACTGACCGGATCCTCCGGTGTTTCCGGAACTTCGTCCGGGGCGGTCATGCCCTCGGCAACCGCGTCATCGCCATTGAGCAGTTTATCCAGCTCGTCTGAGTCGAAGCCCAGGAGCGACAGATCGAAATCCATCGCCTGGAGTTCCGATAACTCAACCGGCAACAAGTCGTAATCCCACTCTGCGATGTTCCCGGTCTGGTTGTCCGCGATCCGGTACGCTTTGACTTTTTCCGGCGAAAGATCGGTGGCTATATGCACCGGAACTTCCGTCAGTCCGAGCTGTTTTGCCGCTTTCCATCTTGTATGTCCCACGATGATTACGCCATCAGCATCCACCACAATCGGCTGCCGAAAGCCATACTCCCGGATGCTGGTGACAACCGCGTCCACCGCTTCATCATTAATGCGCGGATTCTTCTCATAGGGTTTGATTTCATTAATGTTTTTCAGCTCAATTTGCATAGAGACCTCCTGAATTTAGAGCCAATTCTCGTGTAAGAACGGCAGGGATTGAAATGCTCGGAACGGGCGAAAAAAGGGATTATTGCTTACCGATGCGCAAGGTTGCGTAACGGGAGACTTAAACAGAATTAATAGAAAAAACGACTGTAAGGATAATCATATTCGCGCCTGCCGCCGTAGGGATCAATGGCGCGGAATACTTTTCTGGCGGAACGGTCACCGGTGGCGCGGCCGACTTCCAATCCGACCTGGGCTTCTATGGTTTTGGCGAAATTCCGCTGCTCGAACGGTACAGACAACTGGGCGAGGAATGTGTCCGCAATCCGCTTGCCGAGCCGTTCCGGATAACGCCGGACGGCACTCGGTGACGGTATCGTCAGTCGGCGGAACAAAGTGTCGTCAAAAGTGATGAATCCGATGTCACTGCCGATTTGAATTCGTCTCGACTGCAGATACTCGAATGCTTTCTGCGCCTGTTCAACCCGGTGAAAGAACACGGAATCGAGCCGGATATTTTCATCATCCAGCCACGATTCTAATAATTTCAGCGCGTCCTTTTCATCCTGCGCAGAGCCCACCGCCATAGGTTCAATGTTGAATTCCCGCAGCGCCTCGCGGCAGCCCCTGAGAAATTCTTGTCCGTTGTAAACCGGGCAGCCGATCAGGCCGACGCGTTTGAAACGGCATTCGAGCAGGTGTTTCGTTCCATGGTAGCCGCCGGCAAAATCACCGTCGTCAACCCGCCAGCAGTCGGCTCCGTCCAGTCCGCGCCCGATGAAGGTTACCGGGAACCCGTCCCTGACCAGCGCCGCCAGCGGCATGTAACCGTTAACCAGTTCCGGCGTTGCCGAGATCAGCGCCCCGGCATAATGCCCTGCCGCCAGTTTACGGGTCATTTTCCGAAACGCCCAGGCGTTGCCGCGATGCTGATGGATATCCAGTTTCCAGCCCGCGCACTGGAGCCAAACGCCAATCTCTTTCGATGTCCGCTGCCAGTGTTCCGAATCGGTATCGGGCAAGAGCAGCGCCACGCTTTTCAGACTTTCCGGCAGTTCCGAACGCACTACGGTCCCGCCGCCGAAACGGCTGGACACCAGTTTTTCTTTCCGCAGCAGTTTCATGCCGGCATCGACCGTGTTGCGGTGGAGACCAAGTTTCTCCGCCAGTTGCTTTGCGCTGGGCAGCGTTTCGCCCGGCTGATATTCGCCAAGCCGAATTTTCCGGCGGACATAATCAGCCGCGATACGGAACGGCTGGACGGATTGGGATTGTTGATTTTCGTGTGTCATGGGACCACTCCTGTTTTTGTTTTATGAAATTCCCGGCTTATCTGGAAAAGAAGGCAAAAATGATAATTTCGTAGCTTTGCACAAGTGCCGGAAGGAGCTTTTGCTGTTTAAGGACTGAAAAATTAAATATTTGGCAACACGGTAGTTACGGAAAAAACTTTGCACAAGTTGGCCTGGTTTTACCCCTGATTTTTGGCCTTCCGGCACCCAAGTTGCCAAGCCGTGTTTTTGCACTTGTGCAAAGTTTTTTGTCGGGCGTTGAAATTTTCCCGATTTACCCTCAAAACCTTAGTGCCGGCACTACTCTCAGATAAAGCTTAATCGCCGCGCCCAAAATATTTTTGCCTGGCGCTCCGTCTGATTTCTGT